TTACTGCGTCAGATACTATTACATTAAATTCGCCAAGAGCAACTGGAGTAAACATTGGATTTAATTATACACCTATTATTGAAACTATGCCGATAGATAAAGAATTACCAGAAGGTCCATTAACTGGATTACCTAGAAGAATTTCGAGAGCCATCATTGATCTTAATTCTGCTTTAGACTTAACTGTAAAAGCATCAGACAGAACTGCCAAGTCTTTAGTAGTCCAACAAGTTAACTTCACTGGTGGTTCTGACCTAGAGCCTGTAACAGAAAAAAAAGAATTTTTCTTTTTAGGTTATAGTAAAAGTCCAACAGTAACATTATCTCAAGATGATCCGTTACCAATTAAAATATTAGGAATGAGTGTGGAGGTAGTTTTTGCATGAGTGCTGATCCAGTCACATTAGCTGTAATTAGTTTTGGTGTTCAAGCTGTAGGAACTTATCAAGGTATTCAAGCTGAGAAAGCTGCAAACAAAGCTCAGATACAAGCTTATGAAGATGAGAAAAAATTTAATGAATTAAAAGCTCTACAAGATCAAAACAATGTTAGAGAAGAAGCTATTAAAAAACAAAAAATAAACAGAGCTATTGTAGCAGGTTCTGGTTACAATGATGATAGTAGAAGTTTTTTATCTGTTCAATCTGAAATAAATAGAATAGCTCAAAAAGATATTGGTAATATAAGAATTAATATGATGCGTGGTAATCAAAAAATGGACTCTATGATTTACACAACTAAAGTTATGGGTAAAGCAAAAGAGTTTGGTGGTTATGCAAGTATAGCAGCAGCAGGATTTAAAACTGCAGCATATGCTAAATCATATAAAACTCCACAAGGTCAATATGGTTTAGATAGTGATATAACTAAAACTGCAAATATAAGAACAGCAACTGAAGGATCTAGCTAATGGCATTAAAAGAAGGTAAAAGATTAGTAAATTTAAAAGCTAGTGTTGCTGATAATATTGGAATACCAAAATTTCCAACAACTAATATAGCAGCTGAAATAGCTAAACCTCTTTCTGAAATAGCAGATAGTTTTAGAAAAACAGCAGAAGCTGATGCAAAAGTAGAATGGCAATATAATTTTAATAAAACAAGTAGAGATCATTATTTAAATTTAAAAGAAAAATTTAAATTTGATCCAGATGGTATGAGAAATGCTGTAGATAGTTATTCTAAAACTACGTTAGCTAACACTCCATTAGTTTATAAAAGTGTAGCAGAAAATTTATTATCTCAAAAAAATTTAGCAAACATGTCTTATGCTACTACTAATTATGAAAATCAAAAAACAAATAATTTACTTACAGGGTGGGAAGAAACTAAAAATCAAACAATAACTGATACAGGTGGAATGTTAGAAACAATTATAGCTAGTGATAATTTAAGTGCTATGGATATTAATAGTCACATAGGAAATGTAGTATTTAAAAACTTAAATCATAATTATGGTACTGCAGAAGAAACACTTGTTGGTACAAATAGATATAAAGGTACTGCATTAGCTAAAGATCTTAATAATGATATTATTGAAGTAGAAGCATTAAGAGTATTTAGTTTAATGAGAAAATTAGGTGATGTAGAAGGTATTAAACTATTTACTAATTATGCTGCAGGTCAAGATAATTTTATGGTTACACCAGATAATGTAGATAATCCTATATTTCAAAAATACTCAAATGATATTAGAAATCCTTTAATAAGATCTAAAATTATTTCTAAAGTAAAAAGTTTATATGATGATCATAGAGGAGCTAAAATTAATGGTCTGAAAAATTCAGATATA